ACGATGCGGCCCTTGCCCGCCGTCGACGCGATAGCGCCGGCGTTGGGAGTCAGGACCAAAGTTTCTTCCGAAGCCAGCGGGATGCCGGTCACGGTGGCACCAGCAACCAGGCCGGTGGCGGTCAGCACAGCCGCGGTGGCGATGTACTTGCCGGTCGTGCCGGTGATGCCGACGCCCAGCGTAGGCGTGGTGCCGTTGAACACGGTTTCGATGACCATACGAGCGCTGAGCACCATCGCGCCCATGGGCAACTTCGGTGCAATGTTCGCGATGGTCGCCGCCGTGGCGAAGTCCGAAAAGTCGAAGGGCTGCTCCAGGGCAAGTTGCCACTGGTGCGAGCGGTTGGTGATGTTTGCCATGAGATTCTTCCTTGAGTTGAAAGCCGGGGGCCGAAGCCCCCGTCAATCTTACTGGGCCACGTACAGGGACACCACACCGAAGTCTTGCTTGGTGTTGCCCGCGTACAGAGACGTGAACTGCGGCTTCAGGAATCCGGCCATCTTGCCGAGCGCGATGCCGGGACGGTTGTCGTAGTCGAATTCCTTTTCGACCCATTCCGGCTCGCCGATGTCAGCCATGCCCATCGCCTGCGCGCCGCAGATCAGCACCTGGCACCCGTCGATGGTGCTGGAAGCGCCCCACTTGCTGCCCGATGCAACACCGGTGGTGTTGTACACGTAGCGGTGCTCATGGATCACCATGCCGTCGATCATCGCGATGCCGCCCTTCAGCAGCTCACTGTCGCGGCCGACGCTGGCGGCCACCGCGCGAGTGTTCGCGAGGTAGTCAGCGTCCAGCTTCAGGCGGGCCATGACGTTCGGCGTCACGAAGACGTGGAACAGCTCCTTGCCTTCCGGACCCTTCACGCCGCGGATCATCTGGTTCTTCAGATACGCGCGTGCATTCACCAGGGCCTTGTAGCTCAGGGTGTCGGTGGCCGTGATGGCGCTGGTGGCGGCGTTGTCCACAACGGCGCCGGCGGTGGCGTCCCAGCGCAGACGGCGCTTGGAGGTCGGAGCGGCCACGTCAGCGGCGAATTCCAGCTGCGGGAACGCAGAGCCCACGCGGGTGGAGCTGTCGTTCTTCTGGGTGTAAGCCACGCCTGACAGAGTCAGGAAGCCCAGCTGGTCCAGACGGTCGGACAGCCAGTACGCCAGCACGTTCTTCGACTGCTCGCGGAAGGCCACAACCGACTTCTGCTCGGCCATCTTGCCTTCATGGATGTTGGCGTGGCGAAGCTGGTCGATACGGATGATCTGGTCGTACGACTTCATCGCCTCTTCGTTGCCTTCGAGCTGGCGGTCGCCGGCAACGCCGTCGCCTTCCAGGTCCGCAACGAGGGTCATGATGGCGCGCGCGCCCTTCTTGTCCTTCTTCAGCTCGGTGACACGCTGGATGACGCTGTTCTCGTCTTCACCGATGAATTTGTTGATGAAGGACATCATGCGGGCATGACGCCACACGCCCTTCTGCCACATCAAAAGCTGCTCAGATTGCAGCCGACTAAAATTTGTAGCGGACATCGCTTTCTCCCAAAGGTTCGTTCATGCTGCGTTTGCAGCGCCTGTGCTGGTGCGCCAGCGGCGAATGAACGACCCTGCGGTGTCGGCCCGTCACTTTGGTCTCGCGGTGTGAACCCGCGTGTTCGCTGGAACCGCTGCGTGGCGGGGTCTAAAAGTGCCCCCAGATTGCTCCGGGGGCGTATCCTGACCAGGGACGTGCCCGCATTCTGCTCTAGCGGGCAATCTTCGTCAACACTTAGACGCCAGGGGCGTAGTAGTCTCCGCGCAGCTTGCGGCGCGTGGCATCCGGCAGCGCGTCGAAGTCCTTGTCCGACATGCTGGCGACGGACTCCAAGTCCACGCCGCCGCCGGCCTTGTGGCTGTCCAGGCCCGGGGCCTTGCCGGTGTCAACCGGCTGGCGGCGCGCCGTGTCCAGGTTGCGGCGCACGGCTTCGGCCCTGCGGTCCGCGGCCAGCTTCGCAGCCTTGTCCGCGGCCTTGTCCGCCGCACCGGCGGCCTTGTCGACGTCCTTGTCGATCTGCTTGGCCGGGCCAGCGCCGTCGTCGCGCAGGGCGTACTTCACGGCCTTCTTCAGCGCCTCGCTGGACGACAGGCCCTTGGCTTCGAACGCCTGACGAAGGTCGCCGATCTCTTCCACCAGCTCGGCGTCGTAGTCATCCGAGCCGTCTTTCAGCTGCGGATACTTGTCTTCCAGCGTGTCGATCAGCATGTCCAGGCGGACCTGCTCCACCGCGATAGCGCTGTCGCGCGCGGACACCGACGCCGTCTCGATGCGAACCACGTCGCGGTCCAGCTGGCGGATCTGGGTCATCAGGTCCGCGGCCTTTTTCGTGTCGCCGTCGTCCAGCGCCTTGGCGTAGTCGCCGGTCAGCTTGGCTGACTGTTCTTCCAGCGCGGCGATACGCTGCTGAGCCGACGGCGGGGCGTTCTTCGTGGCGCCGGCGGCCAGCTGGCGCTCCAACTCGTCGATGCGCAGCTTGTCCTTGCGCCGCGCTTCGTCGAAGCGGGCCTTCGGGATGGTGACCGGCTTCCTGGCGGGCTTGTCGGGGTCGTCTTCGTCGAGCGCAGCGTCGACCTTGGGCTTGTCGCCGGCCTTGGCAGCGACGGCTGCTTCGGCGTCGGCCGCGGCCTTGGCTGCAGCTTCAGCGGCGTCGCCGTCGGCGTCGTCAAAGATATCGCCGCGGGCGCGGGCTTCGTCCAGTTCTTCCTGTGCGGTGGGCATAAGTTACTCCGTGGGGTCGGCTGTGTTGTTTTGTGGCGCGCTGACCACAGCCACTGCCTTTGCGCGCGCCAGCATCGCATTGTTCTGCGATTCCTTGTCGAGCCGCTCCTGTTCGCGGGCGTGGCCGTCCGCTTCCAGCTGCTCTTTCAGCTCCAGCTCGCGAAGCTTCAACTCGTGGTTGCGGTTCATCTTCTCGACTTCGAGATTGAACTCCGCTTCCATCTTGTCGCGCTCGGTCTGCGGGTCCTTGCCGCCGTCCTTCATGACCTTGGCGGCGTTGATCGTGCTGGCGTCGCCCTTGGCTTCGGCGTCGGCCAGCGTCTTCTTGGTCTGGGCTTCCTTCAGCGACACGTCGGCGGACAGGCCGCGCATCTGCAGCTCGGCCTGCTGCTGAGCCTGCGGGCTGTTGGCCTGGGCTTCCAGCGTCTTGACGATCTCGCGCTTGCGCAGCAGGCGGCTGTTCTCGATCAGCACGCTGTCCGGGATCGGCACGCCGAGTTCGCGCAGCGCCGTAGCCTGCTCAAACTGGCTGTCTTCGATGCTGGCGCGGTACGGGGCGGTCGTCACAATGACACTGTACTCCCCAACTGTGAGGTCGTTCACGAGTTCGCCGGTGGCGGGGTCCGGCTGGTTCACGCCGACGCCTTCCACTTCGCCGAGCAGCGGGTCGCGGATGATGTGCACCAAGCGCGGCTCGGTGTAGTGGTCCTGCACGATGTCCAGAACCGCCCGGGCCAAGAAGTAATCCGTGCGCTCCAGGTTGTCCATGATCTTGCTGAAGTTGATGCCTGAGCTGGCACGCTTCTGCTGGATGGCCTTGGCGGCCACGTCTTCGCGGTCGAAGCCCTGCATCGAGTCGCTGACGTTGCTGATGCCCTTGATGTACTCCTCAGCCTTGTAGCTGATGCGTTCCAGGCCCGTGGGGATCTGGTTTGGCTGGATCTTCTCGGCCGAGCCGATGTCGTCCAGCTCCAGCACGATGCCGGTCTGCGCGCCGCGCTCTTCGAGCTCTTCCGTGGTCATGTTGGTCAGACCGCCGGTCTTGATCTTCCAGCCGGAGTTCGCCGTGGTGTTGATCACGTGCAGCTCCTGCGACGTGGTCTTGTTCAGCAGCTCCTGTGGCCCGATCAGGTTCTCCACCAAGCCGATCGTGCGGCCGTGGCGGAAGTACGGGAAGTACGGGATTGTCGTGAAGCGGTTGTACGGGCTCCAGCCGTCGAACAGCACGAGGTCTTCCGCTGTGACGCACCAGTACGGGCGGCGCTCCCATTTCTCCATGACGTCCAGCGCGTAGCGCTCACGCACGGCGGAGATCTTGTTCTGGTCCCAGCCGTCAGGGATGCGGCGCATGTCCCCGGTCTCCGTGTCCACGAAGAAGACGCTCTTGTTCAGCTTGCGCACCTGCCGGTCGATCAAGCGGATGTGGCGCCGCGTGGCGTCTTTGCTCGGGTCATACGTGGGCGACGGGTACAGCGTGGTGTTCGTGCCGCCGAAGCGGTCGCGTTTGCGGTCCAGGCTGTCGTAGCCGTACATGTAGACCGACTCGGTGCGGTGGCGCAGCTCCTCGGCCGCTTCCTTGCTGTACAGCACGGCCAAGTCGTCGGCTGTGACCCAGCGGGTCTGAATGACGTCGCCCCATGTGTCGGGGTCGTATTCCTCGGCGTCTGGGTCAATGACGACGTTCTTTGGGTTCGGCTTGGAGATCCGAACCTCGCCCATCATCTGGTCGTTGAAGTCCAGGCGCACGTCGAAAAAGCCGCGGGATGTGATCAACCCGTCTGCAAACACGTCTGCGCGGGTCCACTGCAGCTGGTTGTTGTACGCGATGTGCTGCCAGATCTTGACCAGGGCGTCCGCTGTGCCGCTGGATCCGCCGCGCTGAGGCAGGAACGTGACCTCGCTGCGGTTCTGGATCTGCATCCCCATGATCGTCGACAACGTCGACAGGATCTTGTTGATGGTCAGCGCCGGCCGGCGCATGGCATTCAGAGCTAGGATGTCATCCTCGTCCCACTGCACCCCGGCGAAGAAGTCGTCGCACTTGGCGGCCTTGTCGACGTATTTGCGGTGGCCGTTGTCGCGGCAGAAGACGTACCGCGCCCACTGCTCCGCGGTCTTGTCAATGTCGCGCTTCAATGCCATGTCATTCAGTCCTGTTTTGGCTGAGCCTTCAGCTCAAGCTCGATCAGCAAGTCGATGAAGTGCCGGGCCTTCTCCAGGTCCTTGACCCCGCCCTTGTCGCGCCAGCGGGTCATGTATTTGATCACACACCCCTCCATGAAGGGGATGCCGTTGGCGTGCATGTACTCCACCGGCTGTATCTTCAGGCGCTTGTAGTGGTCGCCGCCTTCCTGGCGAGTCAGCGCGCCGCTCACGCAGCCTCCCTGATGACCAGGTAGCGGCCGACCGTGCCGGCGCTGCCGTAGATGAACAGCTCGATGATGTCCGTGGGGTGGTCCAGGCGGTGCGTGGACGTGTGCGTGTCCGAGCCGTCCAGGGTCTTCTCCCAGACCTCGACGATGATGCCGCGCATGGCGACGTCAGCGTTCTCGATGCGCACCCTCTTGGTCATACGCGGCCCTGGTTGCGCCCCTGGACGCGCTTCCAGATCAGGTAGCCGCCTGTGACAACCGTCACGACCGCGGCGATCAGCGCAAACGTCGTGGCGTTCAGCCCGAGCCCTTCGCGGATTTTGGCGATGTCGCCGCTCATCTGCGCCGCGACGCCGACCGCGCTGGCAACCACCGTGAGTGACGATGCCGCCATCGTGGTGCTCTTCGCCATTGGCTTCTCAGGCTGCACTTCCTGCGGCATCACAGCTACGGGC